TGGTATGGATCGACCTAAAACAGAATTAGCATATAGAGTTCCAGCTTCTAAGTTTACTAGAAGAAGTATTGAAGCAGGAAGTGAAGCTATTGATTTAGAAGGATTAGATACAACTATTGATTGGAAAAACACAGGAGATAATAGTTATGATGGTGAAAAATTAAAACTATTAGTGCATGATGAAAGTGGTAAATGGGAGAGACCTAACAATATTTTAAATAACTGGAGAGTTACAAAAACCACCTTAAGACTAGGTAGTAGAATTATTGGTAAATGCATGATGGGTTCTACTAGTAACGCATTAGATAAAGGGGGTAGAAACTTTAAAAAATTATACGATGACTCAGATGTTACAAAAAGAAACGCCAATGGACAGACTCGCTCAGGATTATATAGTTTGTTCATACCTATGGAATGGAACTACGAAGGATACATTGATGCTAATGGCTTACCTGTATTCGAAACCCCAAAACAGAGTATTAAAGGCCCACACGGAGCGAAAATTAAATTAGGAGTAATAGAATATTGGGATAATGAAGTTGAGGGTTTAAAAGATGATCAAGACGGTTTAAATGAATTTTATAGACAATTCCCACGAACCACTAAACATGCTTTTAGAGATGAATCTAAAGAATCTTTATTTAATTTAACTAAAATATATCAACAAATAGATTATAATGAAGATATTAAAAATTCCTTAAGTATAACAAAAGGAAGTTTTATGTGGGAAGATGGTAAACAAGATAGTAGGGTAATATTTATTCCAAATAAACAAGGTAGATTTCTTATAAGTTGGGTTCCTTCTGAATCTTTACAAAATAGAAGATATCTAAAACATGGAATTAATTATCCAGGAAATGAACACATGGGAGCTTTTGGGTGTGACCCTTATGACATCTCAGGAACAGTTGATAAACGAGGATCTAATGGTTCCTTACACGGATTAACTAAGTTTTCTATGGAAAACCATCCTCCAAATCATTTCTTTTTAGAATATATTGCTAGACCTCAAACAGCAGAAATATTCTTTGAAGATGTATTAATGGCATGTGTATTTTATGGAATGCCAATATTAGCAGAAAATAATAAACCTAGACTTTTATATTATTTTAAAAGAAGAGGTTATAGAGGGTTTGCGATGAACAGACCTGATAAAAGAAGAAATAAATTATCAGTTACAGAAAGAGAAATAGGTGGAATACCTAACTCAAGTGAAGATATTAAACAAGCACATGCTTCAGCTATTGAAACATATATAGAACATTTTGTAGGATTAAAAGAAACAGGGTATGGAGATATGTATTTACAAAGAACGCTAGAAGATTGGGCAAGATTTAATATAAACAATAGAACAACACATGATGCTTCTATTAGTTCAGGCCTTGCTTTAATGGCTTGTAACAAACATAGATATGCACCCAGTAAACCTATAGTTCTAGAATCTGTAGATTTAGGTATAACAAGATATGATAATAGAGGAAATACATCAAAAATTATAAGTTAAATGAATATATACACTAACACCAACAGCGTTTTTCCTAGTCAAGTAGTAAGCGATGCTGAAAAAGCTACTTGGGAATACGGCGAGCAAGTTGCTCAAGCAATAGAACAAGAGTGGTTTCGTAACGGAAGGACTAATGGTAATAGATATTTAACTAGTTGGAATAATTTTCACCAACTAAGATTGTATGCTAGAGGCGAACAATCTATACAAAAATACAAAGATGAATTAGCTATTAATGGTGATTTATCATACCTTAATTTAGACTGGAAACCTGTTCCTATCTTATCTAAATTTGTAGATATTGTAGTTAATGGTGTATCTAATAAAACTTATGATATAAAAGCTTATGCTCAAGATCCTGATTCTATAAAGAAAAGAACAGAATATGCTTCTAAAATTTATGAAGATATGCTTTCTCTTCCTTATTTAGAATTAATAAAAAATACTTTAGGAATAGATTTATATCAAAGTCCTGATTTAGATATAATTCCAGAAACTAAAGAAGAATTAGAATTACACATGCAATTATCTTATAAACAATCTATAGAAATTGCAGAAGAAGAAGCTATATCTAGTGTTTTAGCTCAAAACAAATACGATCTTATTAGAAGAAGATTAAACATGGACTTAACAGTCTGTGGTATTGCTGCAGCTAAAACTAATTTTAATACAGCTGAAGGAGTTACTGTTGATTATGTAGATCCAGCTTATTTAGTATATTCTTATACAGAAGATCCAAATTTTGAAGATATATATTACGTAGGAGAATTAAAAGCTATAACTATACCAGAACTTAAAAAAGAATTTCCTAATATATCTAAAGAAGAACTAGAAAGAATACAAGCAATGCCTGGTAATAGATCTTATATTACAGGTTGGGGAGATTATGATGAAAATACAGTACAGGTTTTATATTTTGATTATAAAACTTATCATAATCAAGTATTTAAAATAAAACAAACTGATCAAGGTTTAATTAAAGCTATAGAAAAACCAGATACTTTTAACCCACCAGAAAATGATAATTTTGAAAGAGTATCAAGATCTATAGAAGTTTTATATAGTGGAGCTAAAGTATTAGGAACTAACACAATGTTGAAGTGGGATTTAGCAGAAAATATGTCTAGACCTATGGCTGATACTACTAAGGTTAGAATGAATTATAGTATTTGTGCTCCTAGAATATATAAAGGTAGAATTGAATCTGTAGTAAGTAAATGTATAGGTTTTGCTGATATGATTCAATTAACTCATTTAAAATTACAACAAGTAATTTCAAGATTAGTTCCAGATGGTGTATATTTAGATATGGATGGTTTGGCAGAAGTTGATTTAGGAAATGGTACTAATTATAATCCAGCAGAAGCATTGAATATGTATTTCCAAACTGGTAGTATAGTTGGTAGATCACTTACTCAAGAAGGAGATATGAATCCAGGAAAAGTTCCTATTCAAGAACTTAATTCTTCAGCAGGTGGAGCGAAAATACAAAGTTTAATTCAAACATATCAATATTATTTACAAATGATAAGAGATGTGACCGGATTAAATGAAGCTAGAGATGGAAGTACTCCAGATAGAAATACACTAGTAGGATTACAAAAGATAGCAGCTAATGCTTCTAATGTAGCAACTAGACATATCGTACAATCTAGTTTATATTTAACATTACAATTAGCTGAAAATATAGGGTTAAAAATAGCTGATGCTTTAGAGTTTCCATTAACGAAGGCATCGTTACAAAATTCTATATCTACTTTTAATATTAAAACATTAGAAGAAATTGTTAATCTTAATCTGCATGATTTTGGTATATTCTTAGAATTAGAACCAGATGAAGAAGAACAAGCTAAATTAGAAGAGAACATTCAAGTAGCTTTACAAGCTCAAGGTATTGATTTAGAAGATGCTATTGATTTAAGACAAATTAAAAATCTTAAATTAGCTAATCAAATGCTTAAAATTAAACGTAAAGCTAAAGGTGAACAAGACCAAGCTAATCAACAAGCTAATATTCAAGCACAAGCTCAAGCGCAAGCAGAGACTGCAGAAAAAACAGCTATGGCTGAAGTACAAAAACAACAAGCTATTAGTGGTGCAAATGTAGAATATGAAAAAGCTAAGAGTGAGTTTGAGAAAGATCGTATGCAATTACAAGCACAATTAGATCAACAAAAATTAATGGCAGAGCATCAAAATGCTATGGAATTAAAAGGAATGGAACGTCAAGCTACACAAGAAAAAGAAGCTTTGATAGAAGATAGAAAAGATAAAAGAATAAAAATGGAAGGTACTCAACAGAGTAAAATGATCCAACAAAGACAAACCGATAGCCCTGCTATTGATTTTGAAGCAGAAAGCGGTTTGAATATGGCCCCTTTCATGTAAAACAGTTAATTATTTAATTATATTATATTATGTCAGAAACAAAAACAACTTCTCAAGAGGAAGTAAAACAAGAAGGTGACTTTAAATTAAAGTCAAAAAAGAAAACTCCTAAAAAATTAGGAGAAAAAAAAGATAATGTTACTAAAGTAACTATTAATCCAAAAGAACCTTTAATTGAGGTTCCTAATAATGTTACGAAAGTAACTATTCCTAAGGAAGAACTAAAAAACGAAGATAATGCCATTCAAATCGGAGAAACAGAGAAAGTACCTGTGGGCAAACCATCCGGAGATAGCCCAAAGGTGGGAGAACCTGTACAAAAGTCCAACGAGACTTCTGAAGGGTTTTCTCCAATCAGCGAAGTTACAGAAGAAGAAGTAAAACAAGTTGAAAAAGAGGTTAAAGAAGCTGTTAGAGATGAAAAAGTATTAGGTAAAGCTTTACCAGAAAACATCGAAAAATTAGTTAACTTCATGGAAGAAACTGGTGGTACTATAGAAGATTACACTAGATTAAACGCGGATTATTCTAAAGTAAACGAAGAAGCATTATTAAAAGAATATTATAAAAAATCTAAACCACATCTTAATGATGAGGAAGTAGGTTTTGTAATGGAAGAAAACTTCTATTATGATGAAGAAATTGACGAAGAGCGTGACGTCAAAAGAAAAAAACTCGCTAAAAAAGAAGCAATTGCAGAAGCCAAAAACTATTTGGAGGACTTGAAACAAAAATATTACGACGAGATCAAGTTGAGACCGGGTG